TCATGGGGTTTTTGCTTCTGTTTCTTCCATTTTGTCATCGGCTTTAAACATATTTCCTTTTCCAAACATTATCCATTCCAGATTAATACCGTAATCTTTCACGATGTAATGGATCCATCCAACATCAAATTGCTTTCGTTCTGGTTCTAATCCTTGTAATTTGAAATTACGCCTGTCAATATCATATTTTTTTGTGAACGTTGCTAATCCTTTAATGACTTTTCTGTTTATCAATTCATTTACGGCGAGATAGAATCGCATAATTATTTGTTGACCAATAACACTGGTTTTAGCTTTACGGCTAGTTTTTTTTGCTCCTGCCGATGAATCTGTTGTCATATATAAGATTTTAGTTTATTGTGATTAATATGATCTTTCCGATATCATTAACTTTCCATATGATTTATAATAGCTAATCTTGTACTCTAGTTTGCGAATCTTATCAACATATACTTCATTTATATAATTTACATTGTATTTGTCTATATATTCCGATTCCTGACGATATAGAATTGTAAAATCTCCTTCTTTTAGAATTGAAGTTTTATAATATGAAAGCTTATCTATGGGAAATGTATAGATTAACCAGTCTAACTCATGGTCTCGGAATAACATTGGTATATTATGGAACATGTATAGGCCAATTCCAATACCTTCTATTTGAATCTCTGAACCCTCTTTAGAAAATATATAACTTGATTTTTTAGAATAACCTAATTGAGAAATTTGTGATTCAAAATTTATTGAATCGGATTGGTATAAGCTTAAAAGCTTTGAGAAAGGGATTTCGATGAAATAGATATCTTTATTTGATATCTTAGTGATGCTGTCTTGTAACAACCTTATTACTTCTTCGTTATGTAGGCTATTTTCATTTATAGACTTATGAGAACATGCTTGGATGAATATTGATATTAAAAAAATGGATATTAGTTTTTTCATATTATCATAAATTATCTTCTTCTACCTCTTGTAATTTCTACAACATTGAATAATTGCGCCACCTCATTAAGATTAAGTACTTTGTCAGGATATTGAGGGTTCAAAGAATGTATGGTAATGTTTCCAGTTTCGACATTGTGATCTGTAATTCGTTTAATCAACACACCTTCAGTCTTATGTACAATAACGAAATCCCATTGTTTTATATGTAATTTGTATTTCCATAAATCATTTTTAATTAATCGACAATATAGTCTGTCTCCTTCAAATATTCCATCTCTTGATTCTTCCTCCATGCTATCTCCCCGAACTTCAAAGACTACATATGTTCCTTTTAATTCATGGTCTACATACATAGGTACTTTTGGTAGCGCTTCAACGTATTCGGGATCAGTAAAGCCGGAGAGATACCCAGCGTATGCATACTGGCTTACAAGCGGCACCATTATTATATTGGGATTAGTAATTAAAATTGCCTCATTTTTATTATCAGCCTTCAACATATCTCCCTCGCCAGTCAAAAGCCATTGAATGTTCAATTCTGGGAATTTTAAAGCAATGCTTTCGATTTTGTCGGGCTGTATTGATACACGCATCGAACTAATAAATGATGGAGAAACACCTATTATTCTTCCAAACTCAGATGCATTAATTCCTTTTTCTTTTATAAATTTTTTAAGTCTTTCTTTTACTGACATTTATCGGCAATGTTATAAATTATTGTAAAAAATGCTCTAAATAATTTGTATAATTCAAAGCAATGCTCTAAATTTGCAAAGAAGTAAAAAACAAATTGCAAATTATTTGCAAATATAACTAGCAAATATAAACAATAAAATCCCTAAAAAGGGGGAGAAACAAACGAAATATTCTGAAACAAATGACTGAAACCCCACAAAAAGAGAAAGACCTGCTTGAAGTTATCAAGGAAAGAATTAAGGCAGAATCAAAATTCGGAGATAAAGCAAAAGCATGCAATGGTGTTGGAATTTCTGCTACCACACATGATAAAGGTTTGGCAAAACAAAATTATGACGACCTGACCGATAGTGAAGAAAAAGTTCTGTTAGCCCATATAGCGATATTGGATGATAGAGCAGAACAAAAAGCTGAGAAAATAAGAATGTTATGCTAACCAAAACTGAGCATACAGTATATAAGCTAAACGCTGTTGGCAAATCATATAAGGAAATGGCCGACTTCCTGACTATAACAGTCGAAACGGTTAAATCCCATATGAAGAACCTGAAAATAAAAAAAGGTTTACAGAAATCATCCGAGCTGGCCGCTTTATACTGGTGCGAGGTGTTTGGTACATCATTCGAGGACCAAAGAAAACAGATCATTGCAAGCTGTCTGACTGTTGTGTTGATTATCTCTTTTCAAGTAGATTTCACAGACAGGTACAGACGCCCCGAACAAAGAAGAAACTCACGAATTGAAGCACGATTCACCGGTAGAAGAACCGAATACTCCAGTGCTGCATAAACTAAAATCATTATGGGAATTAGAGCAAATACAATATATCAGATCGATGCCGAAGAAATGGCTAAGTTCTTCAATCATACGATGGAGCAGAAAGCAATCGATTCATTCTGTAAGAGGTTCAGCAATACGCTTGTTACCCCCGAAGATGTAGCAAAGTTCCATAATGTTAGTGTAGCAACTGTGATAAACTACTGCAAAGATGGGCTAATAATCCCCGAACACCGCGAAAAGAATTTCTGTCACTATAAGTTCAGATTAAGCGAAGTGTTGAAAATGGACTTCTCGGAATTGAAAAAGCAGCTCAAAATTAGAAAAACAATTAAACCGTAACGCAATATGGGAGCAATTAAATTAAATCAAATCGACTCTTTCAAACCTTATCTTACGCAACAAGATATGGAGAGCATTCATGACAAAATCATTCAGGAACTAAATGTCTACGGTCATGACGGTTATGAGTTATTAGAGTTTGAATGTGCCAATGGTATAACAATTCACATTGAGGTGGACTATAAAGGCTTTAACTACCGCCGTATTCAGTTGAAACAGACCTACGTAATGTACAAGGTGAATGATGAATATAAGTCTATTGACGAATACGAAAACACCCTCTCCGCCAAATTCCAAGATTCCATATATGACCTCAACACCAAAGAGGAAGAAGAATATGAACTTGAAAATCAATTCTCATGAAAAAAGATAAGACTAAAACCACAGGATATTACCTGGTTCAAGTAATCGTTATACTCGCCCTATTCTTCGGTGCACTCTATCTCAAATGGTTTATCTGCGACCGTGATAAAGAAGTCGACAACAGACAATCTCAGGAAATGGTGGACTATCACTATTCAGAGGGAAGAGAGATACAGGTATATGAATAATATTTAGGGTGTATAGCTCAGTGGACAGAGCGGTTTGGCGACGATAAACAGACAGGTCATAGGTTCGAATCCTATTACATCCACAATAGCCTACCTTAAAGGCTCAAAAGAAAAGTGCTGAATGCCAACTAAAGAGTTGCGTCGGGTGCAGTCCCGGGGGTTACCGAAAGCTGCCGCGAACATCAAATAGATAAGTATGCGAAACAGTCCGTACGGAGCGAGAGCAGGCGGTAAAAGTAGAGGCTTCCAAGGGAACATAGTATTAACTGGATAAAACAACTGACTAGCGAAAGGTCAGGAGTTGGGGGTTCGAATCCCTCTGTTTCCACAACCGCAATTATTTATCGCTCCCATGATAAATAATGATTTTTTGTAGTTTGTGAAGTTAAGACAGCGGAATAGTCGCGAGATTGGTGTCCGCTTATTTTGGGGAGTTGGCGAAATGGCTAACGCTATGTGGTATAAATAGTCGAGGTATGGTGTAGACAACACATAATTTCCGGTTCGAATCCGGAACTCTCCACAAACCCCCTTGACTGAAGAGTGCCGATGCAAATAGATTTTATTATGAAGTCGAACGCCGGACAGTATCGGTTTATAGACTGTGACAGTGGAAAGACACACGAGGGTTTAGTTTCTACAAAGTAGTAATATTAATGAGTTTGCATCTGACAATCGGCAAAGACCGATACAGTGCGGGGGCGTCAAATGGGCGCCCCCTTTTTATTTGTAACTAAAATCATAATCATAATATGGACCAACCGACATACAACGAAAAGAATTTCCTTTTACCCGATAGCCCACGAAGCATGGCTAGCTATCACGCTAAAGTGATGGAAGATAACATTATGAAATTAACTATTCACGATTGTAAAGGAAGTATACAGTTGCACAATGACCTGAATGACCCGGAGCAGATAATCGAGGCACTTGAAAAGCTTGAGGCTCTGGCAACGGGTATAACAGAACTGCATTATTTCATCAATCAAAACTATAAATGGAAAGAGAAAGATAAACCATAAAAATTACTCATATGAAAAGGTCTATTAATAATCTTTATTACTACATCGATAGCTTAGTAGAAATAAAATACACTGTCGACAAGAATTCATCCGATGATAAGGTAAGATTCGAAAACGGGAATTATTACAATTCCGAAGAGGCAAGGATGGTGTTGCCAACATTGCAGAAAGCACACCGTGAAATGAAGAATATAAGTTTAGTCGAAAACAACTAGAGCATAAGTAACGCAATATTAACAACAAAAAGAAAAATCATGACTTTAATCAGAAAATTCAACGAACTGGAAATATCCCGGTATCTCAAAATCTTACTTTACGGACAAGCCGGTATGGGTAAATCTACTCTCGGAATATCTGCACCTAAACCGCTATTGATTGACTTTGACGGTGGTGCCAAGCGTATCAATAAAGCACATCTTCACGATGTGGGTATAGTTCAGGTCAGCAACTGGACTGAAGCCTGTAATGTGCTAAATGAGGATCTTTCCGCATTCGACTCTATTGTCATAGACACGCTCGGCAAAATGATGGATTTCATCATAGAGTATAAGTGTCCTGGGCGTGTTCCTCGTATCAACGACTGGAACGGCATCAATGCAGAGTTCGGTACATTCACACGCAAATTATCTTCCTTGCAAAAGCATCAGGTATTTATCTGTCACCGTGATACACGCAAAGAGGGTGACGATACGGTGTTTATTCCTGCGCTCAGAGAAAAGAACTATAATTCCATAGTTACGGAACTCGACCTGTTGGGATATATGGAAGTAAGAGAGAAAAAGTGGACTGTCACATTTGACCCGACAAACCGCAACGATGGAAAGAACACCTGTAACCTTCCATCCGTGATAAACATTCCCATGATTGTGGATGCATACGGGAATCCTACTAAGGCAAATTCAGCATTACAGGATATGGTAATTGCTCCATATATGAAACGATTGGACGATCGCGACACCGAAACCGAGAAGTACAATCAGGTGATTGACGAACTGAAAGAAAACATTGTTTTGATTACAGATGCTCTATCAGCAAAGGACTTTTCCGACCGAATAAAAAAGTTTGCCCATGTCGGAAATTCACTAGCGGTAGCCAGAAAGCTGTTTTCCGATAAGTTGGCAGATCTGAATATTAGTTACAATAAAGATACCAAGGAATATGAGACAGTCGTTTAAATACCAATTCTATGCGACTCTTCTAGATAAATATCAAAGTTATCTCGATTACCGAATAATCTATAATCAGTACTGGGGGTTCAGCGAGGAGCCCCCATTTACAGAAGAAGAGTTCGAGGAAAAGCAACGACAGGACTTAATCGACCAGATTAACCGTGTACCCTTCGACAGCGAACATGCCGATAGGGGAACAGCTTTTAATGAGGTTATCGACTGTATGATTGAAAACAGGACATCGGATGAGGTGAAAGTAAATAAGATTTATGAAGCCGATATATACGATGTGGGTATGATACAGGGTAAAGGTAGGTTGGTATATCTTGAAGCAATCTATAATAGTAGGACATTTAAGTTCCCTATTGAAGTTTGCCGCGAGTTCGCCGATTATTTCAAAGGGGCGATTACCCAGCAATTTACTGCAGGAATATTATCAACCCGCTACGGCGATGTGAGATTATACGGATATATTGACGAACTGATGCCGATGTGTGTGCACGATATTAAGCATACATCGAAATACACAGTCGGTAAGTTCAAGCGCAACTGGCAGCATATTGTCTATCCTTTCTGTCTTAATCAGGACGGAAACAATATTACGGAATTTGAGTACAATATCGCTCAGTATAAGGACTTGAAAAATGAAACAGTTTACGAAACCTTTTCGGAGCATTACAGCTATGTTCCTGACAGGGATATTCCGCGACTGGTGGAAGTATGCGAAGGGCTCATTGAGTTTATAGAAGCGCATCGGGATGTGATTACAGATAAGAAGATATTCAATATTGAAGTACGTGCTGAACCAACTCCAGAAGAATTAATGGATGAATTGATTGTTGGTATGACTGATAGTGAAACAGGAATTTTATAAACCAAGGGAGTATTACCGCTTCCATTTTTTACCCTATGGAACTGATTATTACCTCGAAAGAGGATTTACTGAAAGAGGCCTACAAAATACAGGACTTCCTCGATATTGTTATGAGTGAAAACCCCGAAGAGGCTGTTCACCGTGGCAATGACTTATCTGCATACCTTGCACGTACAACTAAGATGCTGGCCGATGCAAAGTATCATCTGAACACTTCCACAAAGACGGATATATTCGATATACTTAAAGAAGCTGCAAAGGCGGCGGGGGCAACACCTACAGCCGTAAACCGATTGGTAAAAGCAGCATCGAAAGAAGAACAGTATCTGGTAGACCTCATAGAACGGCTCAACGCCGCGTGTACGCATCAGATAGACTGGTGCAGAACCTTAATAAGTAAAGCAAAAGCAGAAATGCAATATACATCGAGAGGCGGGTTTTAAACATCCGCCTTTTTTTTATTCAATAAAACAGAGAAAAATGATACAAGAAATCAAAAAAGTGTCCATTAAAAACGGTGGATTGGTAATTGTCTATGACGATTACAAAGAAAATGGCGACTATACCGATGAGGTAACAAGGACGTGTCCGCAGGTTATACACCCCGATTTGCAACTGGCATTCGACAAACTGAAAGCCCATGTTGTCAATGTGTGCGAAATGCCTGAAATGAATAAGATAGACGAGAAAAACCTCGATACTATTCATGAAGAGTTGAAGAATGTTGTTATCACAGGCTTTTCCCCGGGCGGTAGCGATGAGGCCGCTGGTGTCAGCATTGTGGCGCAAAGGTTGCTGAAAGGCAGCAAGGTACTGAATGTAAATATGCCGTTTACACAGTTTGAGAGTGAGGATTATATCTTCTCCAGTGAATTGCAGCTTGCTGTAGAAGCGTGCGAATATGAGATAAAGGAATATCTGGAGAACGGCAAGTTCGGAGTGAAACAGGCTGAAATGGAGTTCGCTCCTCATCCTGATGAAGCAGCACGGGATATTGCCGAAGCGGAAATCATCGGTGAGAATCTTACCGAAATGAAAAAGGCTAAATCGGGGGGAAGGAGAAAGAAAGCAGTATTTGAAGTAACACAATTCTAACCTATGGTAAATATTGTACTGAAAGCGGGTAATCTTGGAAGCTATTACGAAATATACTTCGACTATCATCCGAAATTGGTACGAAAATTACAGGATATAAAATCACCAAGGACGGATGCGAAGTTCAACGGTAAATGCTGGACTATTTCAGCCACCTATCAGCAGGAACTTGAAAAGTTCATCCGATATGCCCGTTTCATCACTGAGGTTATTGTCGGACAGGCTCCGCAGGCTGTCAATATCGACTATACGCCTGTAGAACTGGAAAAGCTCTCTGTTCCCCATCAGCTTAAAATAGAGCCTTACCCCTATCAGGGCGACGGCATCGCAACCGGACTGAAGTTTAAACGCTTCCTCAACGGTGACGACCCCGGACTTGGAAAAACATTGCAAAGCATCGGTACGGTAAATCTGGCCGGTGCTTTTCCTTGTCTTATCATTTGCCCCAGTTCCATAAAGATAAACTGGCAACGTGAATGGCATAAGTTCACCGACAGGAAAGCAATGATACTGGACGATAAGGTTATCGACACATGGCCTTTCTTTTGGGAAGCAGGAATGAATCAGGTGTTCATAGTTAATTATGAGTCGCTGAAAAAGTTCTTCGTTTTAAAGACGCTAAAACCCAAAGGCTGGATGCTTGCCGATGTTGTGTTCCGGGAATCGATAAAGCTTTTCAAGTCTGTTATTGTCGACGAATGCCATCGGTGTAAGGAGTTCACCGCACAGCAAAGTAAGCTGACGATGGGAATAGCCGACGGTAAAGAAATGGTAATCTGCCTGTCGGGTACTCCTGTTATCAATAAACCGAAAGACCTTGCACCACAGTTGGGCATTATGGGACAGCTTCATAATTTCGGCGGTTATCAGAACTTCATCAGGCGCTACTGCTCCGGCCCGAACAAAGCAAGCAACCTCAAGGAACTAAACCAACGATTGAGGCAAACGTGTTTCTTCCGTCGGGAAAAGTCACAGGTGTTGAAGGATCTACCCGATAAAGTCCGGCAAGTACTCAACTGCGATATCACTAACCGCAGGGAATATCAGGATGCGGAAAAGAATCTAATCGAATATCTGCGGAAATATAAAGAAGCGGACGATGCCAGGATTGCCAAGGCTATGCGGGGTGAGGTGATGGTACGTATCAATATCCTGCGTAACGTATCAGCCAGGGGAAAGATAAAAGAGGTTATCGAGTTTGTGGAAGATTTCATCCAGAGCGGGCAAAAGATAGTTCTTTTCGTCCATCTGCGAGAAGTCGCCGACGCACTGATGAAATACTTCCCCGAAGCGGTAACCATCCGCGGGGGTGACTCGGCTGAGGACAAACAGAAATCGATAGACAGTTTCCAGGCCAATCCCGATATACCTATTATCATCTGCTCCATTAAAGCAGCTGGTGTTGGTGTGGACGGGTTGCAAAAGGTCTGCCAGAATGTTGCCTTTGTAGAGTTCCCATGGACGTACGCCGATTGTGTGCAATGTGAGGACAGGCTGCACAGGATAGGACAGAAAGGCTCTGTTATGGTTTATTACTTTCTCGGACAGAATACCATCGATGAAAAGGTATACCGCATCATTCAGGAAAAGAAAAACATTGCCAATGCTGTCACCGGTTCGGTCGATACGGTTGAAACGAGCATGATAGATATGGTAGCTAACATTTTTAATGTATGAAAGTAAATGATTACCGAAAAATGAAACAGAAGCGGAAAAGCAAGTATAACAACAATCGTACTGCCGGTTCTGATTCTGACCGTGAAAAGGCACGCTATGGCGAACTCTTACTGTTGCAGCAACAAGGGCATATTGCTAATCTCAAAAAGCAAGTGCCTTTTTTACTTATCCCCGCTCAGTATATTCAGGTTGAAAAGAAGCTTAAAACGAAAACCAAGCTAGTGGATAAGTGTATCGAGAGAGCATGTTCCTACATTGCCGATTATACTTACAACGACCCGAAAAACAATATGGAGCTTGTGGTGGAAGATAGTAAAGGCTTCCGTACTCCCGACTATATCATCAAGCGAAAGCTGATGCTTCAAATTTATAATATACGAATAAAAGAAACTTAATTATGACAGTAACATTTGAACAGGCTAAGAAGCTCAAAGAAATAGGTTTTGATATTGAATGCAGAGAGTGGTATAATTTCAATAAGTACAGCGACAAAGAAGATGCTCTAATACATGGAAGAGAATTTAAGAACTGGAATATTTTAGACCATTTAAACTCTGTTGTCGGTTATGCTTCTGCGCCTACCATTTCGGATGCCTTACAATGGATAAGAGAAAAGAAAAGCATTCCTTGTGCTGTTTACATCGGAAATGACGGAGGGATATTTTACAGGGGTGATTTTTATCATGATTTGGAAAACTTACAGCTGTCGTGGACTGAACGGTTCAATACCCACCCCGAAGCCGAATCGGCTTTACTTGATAAAATTCTAAAACATTTAATTGAAAATCATGATAAATCTTAATGACCTCACTAAAGAACAAAGAGAACAACTGATTACCGAAGTTATCGACAATCTCGATATAAAAGCGAAAATGGGGCTCTTTCAAGTTGCCATGCTCCAGTTGGGTAAAATCAGTGCAGATTCAAACGCCAAAAGTACTACAGTGTCCACCGAAGCAACTTACAACGACAAAAGATATAATATTGAAATGTCGGTAATACTAACCGAGATATAGGATAACTATTTTTTTATAACGCAATATTAAATTATGGAACAAACTAAATTCATTGTTGACAAAGCTCAACTACAAAAACATCTGCAAAAGGTTTGCAGTGCGATCAACGGCAAGAACACATTGCCAGTATATGACAATGTTCTGTGCGAACTGAAAGGCGATGTATTGACCCTGACAGGCACCGATACGAATATTCAGATACAGACCTACCTTACAGTTTCCAATCCTGAGGGAGATACTATTTTCGCCCTGGACAGGACTATTCTGGAAACACTCAAAACCCTGCCGGTTCAACCGCTCACTATCGAAGTAAACCCGAAAGCCTATCAGGCAACCATATTACATGGTTCGGGAGAATCGAAGTTCCCCGTTTTAGACAAAGGAGACTTCACTCTAATGGAAGATACGGAAGAGGTGGCTTATCCCATCCCTGCCTATCGCCTGAGGGTGGCACTCGAGAAGAATATAAAACAGTCCGCCAATGATGAACTGCGCCCCGTGATGAACGGTGTGTTTATGGATATCCAAAAGGACTGTGTCACCTTTGTTGCTTCCGATGGGCACCGACTGTCTAAATATACCGACTTCACAATGAAAGGTATCGATCTCAAGCCTGTCAATCTTCCAAAGATGGCGGTAACCCTTCTTCTGAAATACATAGACGATGTAACTGATGAGGACAACAACGCCTATCTGAAAGCCACCGATAGTAAGGTCTGGATATCAGTCGGCCCGACAACGTTAACCGCACGGCTTATCGAGGGGCGCTATCCGAATTATAATTCAGTGATACCGCAGAACAACAACATCACACTTTCGCTACAGAAGAAAGACCTGATAAGCATAATAGACCGCTTGCTTATCACTTCCCCATCGGCAACCAATATGATAAAGCTGGAAGCGGACACGGACAGCTGCATCTTCACCTCTGCCGATATCGATTTCAATAAATCTGCAAAAGAGGAACTTAAAGAAACCGCTTCCGGAGAAATTACAATCGGTTTTAAAGGTAACTACATGAGAGAACTGTTATCCGCAGCGCCCGATGATATTGTGATGTCTTTCCTTGACCCTACAAGGGCAATGCTTATAAAGCCTGACGAGGATGAAGAGGGCACAGAACTCACCCTTTTATTAATGCCATTAATGTTGAACGACTAAAATCATAGAATCATGTTTAAAGAAATTAACGAACTGATTGCATCCGGCCAATCAGTAACAATCTCCATCCACAAAACAGACGTCAATATGACCGTCACAGTTCTCCATCACGACAACGGTATCAAAGATGAGGCCGTAAAGAAAATAAAACCGCTACATCTGACTGGTACAGCTGAGGAACTGGATAATGACTTTATCAGAACTATAACAACGCCGATAACTACTACCCGGGGAATATTAACCAATATTTCCGAGTATGAGAAGAATGCCGAAGCAGCTGCCAGCAATTCAAAAGCAGAAAAGGATAAGGGTGAACAAATAAGCAAGCTCTTAAAGGCTGCCGAAAAGCTGGAAGAAGATAACAAGCTATCGGAAGCACTGGCCGAGTATAAGAAAGTGCTGGAAATAGAACCGAATCACTCTAAAGCATCCCGCAAAGTGGATGAACTTACAAACAAGGTAAAACAAACCAATTTATTCGTATAAGCTATGCCACTTTTAACAGCAAACCTCGAACGGGAGTTTATTATAGAGAAATCTAAAACAAAACTTACAGACCCTAATCCCGAAATGAGCCCAGACCATGTAATGGACTTCTATGCTTCTCAATATCCTGAACTCACTACAGCGACCGTACATGGGCCACAGATTGAAAATGACAAATTAGTCTATCAGTTTAAAACGACAGTAGGAACTAAAGCATGAAAAAGAAATGCAAGCAACAGGAGGACTTAGGACAGCTTCACCGAAAAATCGGAAGCGTGCTACTTGCAGAAATGCAAAGGAACAAAATAACTCAAGGGACAGAGAGCAACTTTCGACGGTTGCTCCCTCCTGTCCATCTTCAGGATATGATTTTCTGAAAACAGAATTTGAGGTTATTACTCATGACGAGCCCGGATGGGATATTAGGCATTGTTTAGATGAGTACAATTATAGTAGCCTGTACAAGAGTGCTGAAAACTATTGCCGTATTCTTAATACCCAACTTAAAAGGAAATATAACCCCGAGGGGAATATTTGGGCCGAGATAATAATGTTATATAGCGAGCTATCAACCAAAATTCCGAACAATCAGACATTGGACTTCTTCCATCAATACCCTGGGCTAGACTTTGTAATATGGGAAGCTCATCAGGTAATGGAATATCATAAGGTTTACGCTATGCCTGTTTTCTTTATCAGAAAGCTTAATTCTAAATTGAAACTACTGGTAGGGTGTTTTATTAAAACATTAGCGGTTACACAAACAATTAAATTTCTAAGTGAATCTTACCCAATAGAAATGATGTACGAATCACTTTGGGAAGAGGCTGAGGATTTAGGCTGGAACGTATCCTTATTAAAATCTTATAAGTTTGGTGGAAAGGCAAAGTTTATTAATGCTATAAAACAACTGCCGACATTATCGGCTCAGGAACTTGAAATTCTCTTCTCGGAATACATTCCTGAAAAAAAGGAAAAGAAGCTTGTTTCTTTAATCTTACAGGGAATAGAACTATTAAAGGAAAATAAAGATATGTGCGGAGATTATGATTTTGAATATGGTAGTGGCAATGATTCGGGCATATATGATACACCTACAGTTAGCATTAAAGAAATGATTATTCTTGAATATGGTGAAGATTGGCTCGAAAGAGCACTTTTCGACCATCTGGAATGTCAGGCCAATTGCGGTGCCGAAGAATTGAACCCATGTTCTTATACAATGCTGTCAAAAGCAACTAAGCCCTTTATTTCAGGAGATACATATCCTAAAAGATTTCTGGAATGGACTAAAGAATTTTCAACATTTATATTATCAAACTATGAATGAGTTAACGGAAAATATGCTAGATGCGTTAATACCGCAATGTGCTCTTATTGCGTATGGAAACGCAGATAAAATTAATTATATCGAATACCGGAGTATTACAGCAGGTCAAATGGGTTCAGGAATTCCGTTAACCCATAAAGCTTTATGCGATATATTGAAAAATATAAATGCGGATGATACGGCGACGATTCCACACGGAAGGATCCCGGACAATATGCTTTATTGTGACAGCCGACCGGGACAGGAAAGATATATCTGGTACAATCCACCATGTAAAAGAGTAATGTATTTTACTAAGGCTCTGAATATGGAAGACAGGGAATACTACGTTCCGGGAGTAATATACAAGGTTGAGGAAAATACTCTCCATGTTTACTCATTTAAAGGAACAATTATAAAAGAAAACATCAAGATATATGAAGCTCCTTTTTTTAATATTTCCGGTTCAGCTGTCTGTATTGGTAATGCCCGGGAAAATGTTACAAAACCTGCCGACCTCAGCTATGACAAATATCTGGAGTATTGGGAAAAGATATTCTGGCAATCGGAATTCTCGCATCTTGGAGAAAACCGCATCAAGGGAAATCTTGTACTGGTGACAAAAGAAGCTGTCGATAAGCCTTTCAATGAAAAGGTTCTTATTCCTCACAAGAAAAGCGGCCAGCCTTTAACTCTTAAAGACCTTATAAAATGAAAAAGATACATTTTGTTCATAATTACTTACTTGCTCCCACCCATCCTGTTACAATCAATTTAGTTGGATGTGGGGGTACAGGTTCACACGTTCTGTCATGTCTTGCACGGATGAATACAACATTAAGAGCTCTTAATTATCCTGGCATTCATGTAAGAGCCTACGATAATGATATAGTTACTGAAACAAATATGGGGCGTCAATTATTTAGCGGTTCAGATATAGGAAGAAATAAAGCTGAGGTACTGATAACCCGGGTTAACCGTTTTTTCGGCTTTGCATGGGAATCAGTTCCAGACTTGTATATATCCGACCGTGCTAATATAATTGTCAGTTGTGTGGATAATCTACAGACACGGCAACGAATTGCCGGCCATATCGGACAAAAGGAAACCGAACATGAGGAATTTATGCAAATGCTTTACTGGCTCGATTTTGGAAACCTTCAAAAAACGGGACAGGTTGTTCTTGGTAGCTTTAATAATATACCGCAGCCTAATTCACAAAGATACATGACAGTCTCAAAGCTTCCTTGTTTCACGGAGTTATTTAATGTTGATGAAATAAATGAGGATGAGTCCGGACCGTCTTGCTCGATGGCGGAAGCGATCGGTAAACAGGATTTATTCATAAACTCAACACTAGCCGAATTGGGTTGCGACCTATTATGGAAGATGTTCCGTGATTTCACGCTGGATTATTCCGGCCTGTATCTCAACCTCCAAACAATGAATGTAAACCCCATTCCAGTATGAATGTAAATATCAAAACAGAATAATATGGCTTTTAGATTTTCAAATACAGAAAAGTGGCAAGACACTTGGTTCAGCGACTTAAAACCTTTATCGAAGCTCCTATTTATGTATCTGTGCGACCAGTGCGATATAGCAGGCATCTACCAACTGAATGTTAAGACGATGGCCTTTGAAATCGGCACCGATAAGCAGACGATAGAGAAAGCATTGAAAGAGGTAGAAAGCCGCGTCCTGTATTCAAAAGACGAAAAGTTCCTGTTTATTAAAAATTTCCTCAAGCATCAGCGCAACTATCCTTTCAACGAAAAGAACGGCGCCCATACGGCAATAATCAAAATACTTGAAGCCAATAAAGAATTATTTGGATTTCAATATATTGAACAATTTTTTAACAGGGGGGTAGACCCACCCCTTACCCCCCCTCTAGGGGGCTATGGTAATAGTATAGGTAATAGTATGGGTATAGGTAATGAAAGAGATAGTAATAAAGGGGGTATGGGGGAAAAAGAGAAAGAGAAAACATGGCGCGACTCTTTCGATGTATACCTCGAGGAAGAAACGACTGTCTACAATAACCTTATCCATAATCAGGACTTTATCAAAGACAGACAGAAATATTTTCCAAATGTCGATATCGTGTTATCCCTTGAAAAAGCACACCGTGATTTCTGGGGCACAGAGGCAGGATGGAAAAACAAGAAGTCTTCCAGAACGAATAAGATAGATTGGATAAGTACTTTTAAGAAAGCACTGGACCAAAGTTTCAACAAAGTATATATACAGAATAATGGACAATCAACTTATCAAACTTCAGCCGGGCGAACTTATACCTCCCGACAAAATGCCGCAGACAAAGAACGAAGTCGCGATAATCTTGAAAACCTCGCCGATGCTATACTGGGACAGCATACGTCCTAAATCGGTTATAGATGTTTTTAAGGCACCGCAGTTAGGTATAGCCAGTATAGAAAAAGAATTTGGTGAACTCTGGCTGCGTGCTATAATGGTAAAATGGGTAAATGCTTTCCTCAATTTCTATTCAACCAATGGAACAATGGGAGATTTGCAGGTTGCAGATACCATAAACCTAATGATTGAGGAATACCCACACTACACACAGGAAGATTTCAAACTATTCTTCAATATGGCTAAAAAGGGTATGTTCGGTCAGGTATATGGACGAGTGGATGGGGAAGTCGTGATGCGCTGGCTGAAAGAATATGATATACACCGCGACACTATCGCCCAAAAATTAAGCATACAGGAAGCAGAACAGTATAAACCACGGTTTCAATCGGAAAATAAAAAGGGAAATGACCTGATTACATTTACCGAGTACCGTGCGCTTAAAAAGCGTGCTGAGGAAGGCGATGCAGAAGCAATCGGTTTACTCAAAAAGAAATAAACATTTAGTAACGCAATACAAAATAATTATGGAAGGAAAATACCGAATAACAAGGATTCACATCCGCGGAAAGGGGAACGTGAAAGTAAATCACCGTACCCAGTGCCTGAAGTCATACAGACGGGTAGTAGCAAAGAATAACAACGTACGAATTGGTGAAGTGGACTTAACGTATGAGGAAAAGGAGTATGTATGAAATCAAAGGCCAAGATACCAGTCTTATGGACAGAAGAGCAACTGGACTATATCCGGGAGAATTACTACCAAAAGACATGGAAAGAATTATTTGAAGAAGTCAAGCAGTTAAACAAAGCTGCAACTATTCAGGCTTTACGGCATCAGTGCGTACGGATGAAGCTTAAAAAACAGATTCAGATAAGATGGTGCAAAGAAGATATTAAATACCTCGTTGAAAATTACCGTACTAAAGGTGATAAAGAACTGGCGATAAAGCTTAACAAGCTAAAACGCACATTCCGTATCATCAACGGTAAAAAGGTATACAGAACCTTCACAAAAAAGCATATTGAGAAGAAAATGAATTTGCTGGGCATACATCGTACCGAAGAAGAGTTTAACTATATCCGGAAACGAAACATAAAGGAAGGGCTTACATATGCCTGGAGTAAGAAAGACAATGTTTACACTTTAGGAATAAAGCCTGTTGCTCCTGACGGAACGATAAGGATATGGAAACATTATGGCCGTATGATGAAAAATATTAAGATAAACGGGAAATTCAGGCATTATCACCGCTACCTATGGGAGCAGGCTAATGGAAAAGTGCCCAAAGGTTATAATGTTGTCTTTAAGGATGGTGATACTATGAATTGCGTATTGGAGAATCTGGAATGTATTTCAGACAGGGAGATTCAACTGCGTAACTCCGGTACCATAAATCTTGCCGACAAGTTTGTTGCCTTTTGCATGCTAGGGCAAAAATCAACAAAGGAGCAAAGACAAAGTATCATCGTCAACCATCCCGACCTGATTGAATTAAAACGTACTCAAATGTTATTAACAAGAAAAATAAAAGAAAACAATGAAAGCGATAGATAGATTAAAAGCAATGATAGGGAATGTGTACAGGTATGAAGGAACAGGAAAAATGACTGTACACAGTGTAGAAGAAAGCGGAACCTTCGGAATCCTAAAAACGGATACCGGGGATATAAGGATATCTCTGGAAGATATAGACCAGGAACTGCAGTATTTCACGTTGGTTCAAGCTAACGGATTAGTGAAACATCCGGCTCTTTTGGATATGGTCGTTCAAAGTAATTCCATGTACACAACTTTACAAAGTACACTTCTCGATACTATCCAAAAGATTGAGAAGGATCCGGGATATATCCCTAAGGCCGCAGCTATCAACGAAACTGTGAAATCTATCATCGATTTGGAGAAAGTTAAGGTTCAAACTCTCCAGCTATTGAAATAA